GACTGGTTTCTTGAGACCTTTCCAAACACAAGAACTAGCAAAAACTGGTGATGCTGAGAAACGTTTACTACTCGCTGAGTGGACACTCGTTGCTAAAAATGAAGCATCTTCAGCTACTATTGCTGACTTGACAACTTCATAAAAAATTTTTCATGTAACTTTCCTCATGAAAGGGGGCAGGTTTTTTCTCATATTGTTTTCCTGCCCCACTTAGATACATTAATAATGACCTTGAAGAACGTATCGCTTCGGAACGAGGGTTATTAATACTGGAGATTTTAATGAGAACATTAAACGATTATTTTTTAACAGCAGAGATAGAAGATATCTCTACTGCATCTAGCACATTTGTAGCAGTTCCTGATGGTGGTCGCATTATCAAAATTATAACTGCGTTACAAGGAGCTATAAGTGGTGGCAACGCTGCAATTAGTTTTGAGATTGGTGGCACAGCCGTTACAGGTGGTGGCATAACAGTTGCTCACTCAGGTTCAGCAGCAGGTACAGTTGATTCATCACTACCTACAGCAGCTAACAGAGTTGAAGAGGACGGCACAATCGAAATGATTACAGATGGTGGTTCAACAGGTGCTAAGAAATTATTAGTTACATTTGTAATTAGGAGATAAAGATGTCAAAAATGAGAGTAACAAACACAATCAAAAGGACTGTCAATACTGGCTCTCAACAAACAGCAGCGACAAACGCAAACACAGAGTATGTAAGAGTAGTAGCTGACACCGATGGTGTTTTTATTGCTTTTGGGGCTAACCCAACAGCGACTACTAGCTCAACTGTACTAGGTGCATACGACCCTGAAGTTTTTAAAATTGATGGTGGTATGAAAGTTGCTGCTATAGTTGCAAGTTCAACAGCAAACTTATACATAGATGAGTTAAGCGAATGAAACGTAAGATAGGCGACAATCAAGTATTTCACTATCATAACCCAACAGGTGAGTTTGCTATAGAACACATCGAGGATATACAACCCCTTTTAGACCAAAACAAAAAATTACAGAACGAGGACCATCACAAGTCAGATGAGTTTAGACTCTCTGCTCGTATACCGATGACTGTGGTTTATGAATGGAAAAGACTATTTGGGGTTGACATATTTAACAAAGACCACAAAGAAGCAGTAAAAAAACTTATTAACAGTCCTGACTACAGGTATCTAAAGACAACCAATAGGCGTATATAATGGCAATAACAAATTACTCAGAACTTAAATCAGCAATCGCTGACTGGTTAGATAGAACAGATTTAACTGATTCTATTCCTGACTTTATTACTTTAGCTGAAACAAGACATAGAAGAGATTTTAAAATAAGAAGAATGGAAACAAGAGTTACAGCTAATACTGTAGCTGATACTGAGTATTATACTTTGCCTGATAATTTTGTTGCTATGAGAAACATACAACTTAATACTGATCCTAAGACAGCTTTAGAATATTTAACACCTGAACAAATGGACAGGATATATGCAGGAAGTAATAAAGGAAAACCAAAAGCATATTCTATTATTGGAGATAACATACAGCTAAGACCACTTCCTGATAGTGCATACGAAATAGAAATGCTGTATTACAAATACTTTACTCCTTTATCAGATTCAAATACAACCAATGATATGCTTACTTATCACCCTGATGCTTATTTATATGGAGCTTTAGTAGAAGCAGAACCTTATCTTCAAAACGATAAGAGAATACAGACATGGGCTAGTTTTTATGAAAGAGCCAAAAAGGATATAATAGATTCTAATGAAAGAGACAGACATTCAGGGGTAGCTCCAACAACAAGAATTGATTATGGGTTATATTAATGACCACATGGACACCCCAAACAATAAGTTCTAGCACATGGACAACTGTACCTGAAACAGCTAGAGGGTACATTGAGACAGAAGATAACTTATTTTTATTAGCAACAGAAGATAACGAATTAATACAACAAGAGGATTTGACTGATATAGCTCCAGGAGATTGGCAAGATACATCTTCAACCTCAACAACTTGGACAGTACAATAGATGGCAACTAAAAAGATTTCAGAATTAGCAACTACCACCACCCCTGCAAGTGGTGCGTTATTTCCAATCGTACAATCAAGTGATAATTTTGCAGTAACATTAGAGAACATTGCAGCTAATTTACCTGCTGTTACAGCAACATCTCTTACTTCGTCAGGCACAACTACTGCTACTGGTGGATTTGTAGGAAATCTTACAGGTAATGTTACAGGAAACTTAACTGGTACAGCATCTGCTGCAACTCTCGCTGCAAGTGCTACAGCTTTAGCTACAGGTCGTACCATAGGTATGACAGGTGATGTTACTTGGACTTCAGCATCATTTGATGGCACGGGGAATGTAACAGGTACAGCAGCAATAGGTAGTGGTGTCATCGTAAACGATGATGTCAATGCAAGTGCAGCAATAGCATTTTCTAAGATGGAAAACTTAACTGCATCGAGAGCATTAGTGTCAGATGGTAGTGGCGATGTATCAGTATCAGCAGTAACATCTACAGAGATTGGATATTTGGATGGTGTAACATCAGGTATACAAACACAACTAGATGGCAAAGCATCAACAAGTTTTGTACCTACAACGATTACAGTTGCAGATGAATCGACTGATACGACTTGCTTTCCATTGTTTGTTACAGCAGCTACAGGTGATCTAGGACCAAAGACTGCAAGTGGACTTACATTTAATTCAAACACAGATGTACTATCAGGCACATTCGCAGGAGCTTTGACTGGTAATGTGACTGGTAATGCGAGTGGCTCATCAGGGTCTTGTACAGGAAACGCAGCAACAGCTACAGCACTTGAAACTGCAAGAAACATTGGTGGCGTTTCATTTGATGGTACAGCTAATATAAATTTACCTGGTGTCAACACATCAGGAAACCAAGATACAAGTGGCACAGCAGCGATAGCAACAACTGTTACAGTTGCCGATGAATCATCTGATACATCTTGTAATGTATTATTTACAACTGCTGCGACAGGCAATCTTGGACCAAAATCAGGAACGAATTTAACATTTAACTCTAGTTCAGGAGTGCTTACAGCTACAGGTTTTGCAGGTGATTTAACAGGCAATGTAACTGGAAACGTAACAGGCAGTTCAGGGTCTACGACTGGTAATGCTGCAACTGCAACCACATCTACTAATGTAACAGTAGCCGATGAAAGCAGCGACACAACTTGTTTCCCACTATTTGTAACTGCTGCAACTGGAGACCTAGCACCTAAGTCAGGAAGTAATCTTACATTTAATTCAGACACAGGTGTACTTGGAGCAACGACATTTTCAGGATCAGGTTCATCACTTACAGGTGTGGTTATAGAAACTGCTAGTACAGGATCTGCTGAAATACCTGTAGGTACAACAGCACAACGAGATGGCTCACCTGCAACTGGTATGTTTAGATTTAACACAACCACATCAGGATTTGAGGGCTACAATGGTAGTGCTTGGGGTGCAATCGGTGGAGGTGGTGGTGCTACTGGAGCAGGTGGCGATGAAGTATTCCAAGAAAACGAAAGAGTAGTTACAACAAACTATACTTTGTCTACTAATAAATCAGCAATGTGTGTTGGACCACTTACAATTAATTCAGGGGTTACAGTAACAATCCCATCAGGAGAGAGGTTAGTTATCTTATGACAGTTAAGATTAATGCAGATACAAGTGATGGATTAAAATTTGTATCAGATACAAGTGGTGCTATAGATTTTCAATCTAATGGTTCTACAAAAATGTCAATGGATTCTAGTGGTAATTTAACTTGCACATCAATGTCAGGTATACACAAGCCACAAATATTTCATGTAAGAGATGAAAAAGGAACACTAGTGCATGGTGGTAGTGCAGGGGCTAACACAGACAATATAAGAGTTTTGAACACAGTCAAGACAAATGAGATAACAGGAGCAAGTCTCAGTTCTAATCAAATAACATTACCTGCAGGAACTTATTTTTGTGAAGCATTTGCTAATGGTTGCATGGTAGATCATCATAGAGCATTTTTATACAATGTAACTGACAGTAGTGTAGAACTAATTGGACAACAATATTTTGCTACTGCCTTTAGTAATTTGGGAGACAATACCTCGATGATACTCGGTAGATTTACAATAACAGGTCAAAAGGTATTTGAATTAAGACATAGAACACAATCTGCTAAAGCTGACATTGGATTAGGACATTACATGAATGACACTAGGAACTCTGTTTATGCAGATGTAATTATAACAAGAGTAGCATAATGAAATACGCATTGATAGAAAACAACATTGTTAAACAAATATCTTATCAACCTGAAGATGGCTATGTTGAAGTAAGTGATGATGTTTTTGCTGACATGGTAAAGAAAGATGATGGCTCTTATGATTATACAGATGAAGTAAAAGCAATATCTCAAAGAGTAGCACAAGCTGAAGAAGATTTAAAAACAGACAGGGCGAGTGGCAAAGCAAAACTAAAAGAACTAGGATTAACAGATGCACAAATTAAAGCCTTGATGGGAGTTGAATAATGGCACTAACTTTACATGGTACAGTATCAGACAACACAGTAGCTTTAGATAGAAAGACTGCTACTCCATTGATTATAAATGGTGATATGCAGATTGCACAAAGAGGTACGAGTACAGCAGATGTCGGAAGTACAGAGGGATATATTACAGTCGATAGATTTAACTTTAATCAAAATGGTAATCCATCAGCAAGATTTACTGTAACGCAGGATTCAGATGTACCAACAGGTTATGGGTTTGTTAAATCGAGTAAAGTAGACTGTACTACAGCACAAGGTAGTTTAGGTAGTGATGATTTTCTTACAATAGAACACAGACTAGAAGGTCAAAACTTACAAGTCTTAAAAAAAGGCACAAGTAATGCTGAATATCTGACTATTGCATTTTGGGTTAAAACCAATAAAACAGGAACATATATTTTAGAAATTAGAGACATAGATAACAACAGACTTATTACAAGCACATATGCAGTCTCATCAGCAAACACTTGGGAGAAAAAAGTGATATCTTTTGTAGGTGATACAACAGGTGCATTAGATAATGACAATGCTCATAGTATGCAAATAGCTTGGTGTTTAATGGCAGGTACAGATTTTACAAGTGGAACACAACGAACAAGTTGGGCTACTAGGGTAAACGCAGATAGATTTGTTAATCAAGGTGTTAACTTAGCAGATAGCACAGATAACAACTTTTGGATAACAGGGATACAAGCAGAAGTAGGTCAGTTTGATGCTGACAGCATACCTGCCTTTCAGTTTGAAGATAGAGGTACAAGTCTAGCTAGATGTCAAAGGTATTTTCATAAAGGTGTAGCAGAAGATGGAAGTACATCAGGGTATGCATTTGGTGCTTTTAGAACAGCTAATACAGCACAATTTCTACATCAATTCCCTGTTCCTATGAGGACAGAGCCAACAGCTACACAAATAGCAACAGATAATATGTTCTGTCATGATTTAGCAGATGGCAATAATATACTTGTAGATAGCATACAATCTGTTTTACATAATTGTGAGCAGAATATACTTATACAATATACACTTGATTCATCTTCAGGTAGTGCAGGTGATAGTGCTTATTTATATCCAACAGGTAGCACTCCAGGTGTTACATTTGATTCGGAGTTATAATGGAAGTTACATCAGCACAATATACATTAAATGTTTTAGGACAAAATGGTGGCATAAAAGCAACAATAAATGGTGTTGTATGTCATGTACCAATAGACACAGCAAACACACACTATCAAGCAATTCAAGAATGGGTTGCCGAGGGTAACACAATACAGGAAGCAGATTAATGAGTAGTATAAAATTAAAAGGATCTACGAGTGGCGATATAACAATCTCAGCACCTGCTGTAGCAGGAACTAATACAATTACTTTTCCTGCTGAAACAGGAAATGTTTTAACAGATGGCTCGGCTTTACCTGCTATAGATGGTTCAGCACTAACAGGACTTTCAGGTGGAACAATTGTGAAAGTAGCTGCTGATGAAATAACAGCAGTATCAGATGGTTCAGGCACTTTTCAAGATACAGGTTTAGAAGTTACTATTACTCCTGCATCAACTTCCAATAAAATATTATTATTAGCTACAGGATCAGTTGCATTGTCTCATACAACTTGTGCATGGAGGTTTACACAAAATGGAACTGCTGTAGGTATTGGTGATACTCCTGCTTCAAACACAGCAAGACAAAGAACTTCATGGAAAACAACTATTACAGATTTAAATGGCTCACAAAACTTTGTTGGTTCTTGTATATTATCTCCAAGCTCAACAAGTGCATTAACATATAAAGTACAAATAGAATCAGCTTCAGACCAAACATGGAGAATAAATCAATCATGGAACTTTAGTAATAGTGATGATGCTTCACACGCTGTAACTTCTTCATACTTATATGCTATTGAATTAGATGGCAGTAATACAACAATTAGTACATAGAGGATAATATGGATTTTTTAAGAAAACCTGAAATAGTAGATGCAATTAAATCATTAAGACCAAACTCTACATTTAGATTAACTAATGGAGATTATTCTACTTTAGTATGGAATGATACAGAAAATGCAAAACCTACAGAAAGTGAAGTAAATACTAAATTAACAGAACTGACAACTCAATACAATGCAAAAGAATACCAACACAAAAGAGCAAATGAGTATCCAAGTATTCAAGCACAACTAGATGACATTTATCACAATGGTATAGATGGATGGAAAGCTACAATAAAAGCAGTCAAAGACAAATATCCAAAGGAGTAACGAATGGGATTAGAAACAGGAACATATATAGATAGTCTTAATACTTCAAATCCAGGGGCAACTGATTCTGTTGCTCAAGGTGATGACCATTTAAGACTTATCAAATCAACAATAAAAAATAGTTTCCCTAATATAACAGGGGCAATGTCAGCAACACATACAGAATTAAATTTACTCGATGGTTGTACTGCTAATACTACAGAACTTAACTATGTAGATATAGCAACACTAGGTACAGCAGAAGCATCAAAAGCCCTAACTGTAGATGCAAACAAAGATGTAACAGGTATTAGAAATATTACTGCTACAGGTGCATTGTCAGTTGGTTCAGGAACAATAGGTGGCAATACAATAGCTACATTAAATATGTTATATCCTGTTGGCTCTATTTATATAAACGCATCAGTAGCAACTAATCCTGCAACATTACTTGGGTTTGGAACATGGGTTGCTTTTGGTACTGGTCGTACCATGGTAGGTATAGATGCATCACAAACAGAATTTGACACAGCAGAAGAAACTGGTGGTGCTAAAACACATACATTAACTATTGCTGAAATGCCATCGCATACTCACAATAGACCGAAAGGATGGAAACCTGCTCCTAATGATAATGATGTTGATATAACAGGTGGTAATGGAGTTAATATTGCAGACAATATGCTAACAGATGCAACTGGTGGTGGACAAGCCCACAATAACTTACAACCATATATCGTTGTATATATGTGGAAACGTACAGTCTAATGGCAACATTTGTAGCACCTGCCCCAAAGGGTATGATAAAGGATACAAACGATACTGTACTTCCACCTGAGTTTTATTCACATGCAAGTAACATAAGATTTACTGATAATGCAGGAAAGAAGATCAAAGGACATGATGCAGTATTTGGAACACCTACAGTAGCTCCATACTTTGTACTTAACTGGTCTAATAACACAGCATCATATTGGTTTTATGCAGGTACAGCTAAGATATATAGAACTGATGGTACTAACCATGTAAATGTTACAAGGTCATCAGGTGGTGATTATTCAACTAATTTATCTACATTGGGCAACTGGACAGGAACTGTTTATAATGGTCTTCCTATCCTTTGTAATGGGATAGATGACCCACAAGCATTAGCAACAACAGGTGCTAGTAACTTTGTTGATTTACCTAACTGGGCAGCTAATACAACTTGTAAAACTATAAAAGCATTTGGTAATTATTTAATGGCTCTAGGTCTTACAGAAAGTGGTACAGAGTTTCCTAACAAGGTAAGATGGGGTGATGCAGCAGAAAACTTTAGCTATCCATCTACATGGACAGCAGCTAGTACTAATGACGCAGGTGAAGTAACCATAGGTGATGAAGCAGACTTTATTGTTGATGGTCTAGCACTTAAACAATCATTTGTAATATACAAAGAAAACTCTACATGGTTAGCTAACTATATCGGTGGCAACCTTGTATTTAGCTTTCAAAAATTATTTAACGATACAGGTGTATTAAGCAGAAACTGTATAGCTGAGTTTGATGGTAAGCATTTTGTAGTTACTCAAGGTGATTTAGTAGTCCACGATGGTGTAAGAAAACAATCTGTAGCTACTGATCTAGTTAAAAAAGAATTATTTGATGATATAAATGATGCATATTATAATCTCACTTTTGTTGCACACAACGTACAGCAAACAGAAATGTGGGTATGCTATCCTAGTATAGGGTCGCAATATTGTAATAAAGCATTAATTTATAACTATGTTAACAACTCATTTACTTTTCGTGATTTACCTGATATTTATCACATTGGTTCAGGAATTGTAGACCCTGGCTCTACATCTATAACTTGGAATACACAGACAGCTACATGGACAACTTACGATGGAATATGGGGCGAAAGAACCTATAATCCTACAGAAAGAAGTATACTGATGGCAGGAACATCAGATACTAAATTGTATCGTGGTGATTTTGGCAGACAGTTTGATGGTGAAAACTACATATCGACACTAGAAAGAAAAGGATTAACCTTAGATGGTAATACCAATACTGTTAAACAAGTAAGAAAACTAACACCTAAAGTAGGTGGTTCAGGGCAAGTCGTTATATCAGTTGGAAGTTCTATGTCGCCTAATGGTACATATACTTATACAGCAGGACAAAACTTTGACCCAACACAAAACAACAAAGTAGATTGCAGATCAACAGGTAAATATATCGCAGTAAGATTTCAACACACAGACAACACTCCATTTGAACTTAATGGTTATGATTTAGAGTATGAAGTTATAGGGGAAAGATAATGGCACAAGCTCCTAAGTATGTACCTAATCCTGTACCTGCTAACTCAGAAGATTTACCTAGATATATCTTTGAAGAACTGACTAAGCTACAAGGGGCATTACAAGAAAATCCTATAGCATTTATAGAAGAAAAGAATGTTGCACCTAGCAGAGTAAAGCAAGGTGATATTGTTTATGCTGATGGTGCTAACTGGAATCCAGGACAAGGTGAAAACCTATATTACTATGATGGTACTGTATGGAGAGCATTTGCAGGTGGGAGTGGTGCAGGTGATTTTGGTTTTTTTTACGATACAACTGACCAAACAGTAGCAGCAGCAGATACAGCTTATGCAATAACTTTTAACAGTTCAGGCGATAAACAAGGTATAAGTATTGATGGGTCAGATGCAAGTAAACTTAACTTTACCCATACAGGTAAATACTATATTAGTTTTCATGCGACCTTATCATCTAATAGTGCTAGTACAAAAACTATTTATACATTTCCAAAGATAAATGGAGTAACAGTAAGTAAGTCTACAATTATTTCTACAATGCATGAAAATGGACAGAAGAAAATAATATCAAGAAATGGAATATTTAACATAACAGCAGGACAATACTTACAAGCATTTTGGGCATCAGATGATACAAATGTAGAACTACAACATAATGCAGCTACAGCATTTGCCCCTGAAACCCCATCTGTTACACTCAGTATAGTACAAGTAAGTCAATAGGAGA